TTGACATTAAATGGTTTTCAGTATATAATACACTTATGAACTTGAAAATCACCCGTAAGCGTAGAACTGATCGTAATCAAGTGTTATACTTTATCCAAGATACAGTAACATTTGAATCCTACGTTGGTTTGACTGCTGTATGTTTCGCAGGAAATGTGCGTAAGACATTGACCCGTCGTATGCAAAAGCATATGCAACGGGCCTTGACTGAGCAGAAGAATTGGGGTTTGTCTTGTGCATTGCGTGAACGTGGTGCCGAGCGTTTTGTATTCGGTGTGATTGAAATTGTGCGTGGTAAGCGTCCTGCACATGTTCGTGAGACTGAATTGATTAACACATTGCGTCCAGCATTGAACACTTTCGGAGTTAAGTAATGAACGAACGAATTCATGACCTTGCTATACAGGCTAAAGACTGGGCATATGCAGACCATGATGGCTATACCGCACAAATGTTATTTGAACAGAAGTTTGCCGAGTTGATTGTGCGGGAATGTGCTAAGATTGCTGGAAAAGCAGAGTACAGCGACACTTGGCTTGAACCGGTGGAAGATGCAATTAAGAAACATTTCGGAGTTGAATAATGAAACCGCACTATTCAAATACCAATAACCCTATTGATTTTCCTAAATCAAAGAATAAAATGAACGAACGAATTAAAGAACTTGCTATCGAGGCTGGATACCAACCCTTGCCTGGATTTGACTTTGCTAATAGTTTGGAAGAAACTTATTTGAAAAAGTTCGCCCAGTTGATTGTGCGGGAGTGTATAGCAGAACTCGAATCAGTCAAAGTAAATGAATATAGAACCGATGTTTATGACATTGGTTATGATGATGGACTAACACAAGCAGTAGAAACTATTAAAGAACATTTCGGAGTTGAAGAATGAACGAACGAATTAAAGAACTAGCTGAACAATGCTGGGACACACGTCCAGAAGGCCAACTACATTTTGACAACGAAAAGTTCGCCGAGTTGATTGTTAGGGAATGTGCTAACACCATCCAGACAGAAAAAGATACCGGATTGTATAACGCTCAACAGATGACCGGAATGACAGTATCAAAGGCAGTGATTAAAGATCATTTTGAAATTAAGTAAGGAGGATAATATGACATGGTTTTGGAACAAGGCAAAAGGACTCAATGCAGATATTGAGCGGCACCGTGCTAAAGAAAAAGAGTTAGAAGCAATGATTGCTGAACTTGAAGGTGAGACAGATCCAATGAGTGTTGCAACATTGCGAACATACCGTAGGTTCCTGTACCAACTGCACTTGAGCAAGGCTGAGGTTGTTACTAAGATTGGAAAGAAATAAAATGAACACATTATTCACGGCTTATAGTAAAGGATTCTCAACTGCTGACGAAGCCGATCAACACCGAAAAAAGTTGATGCATCCAGATGAGTATGGAGTTTTTGGTATTTGGTCTGACGATTTCACCCACAGTCTGTGGTGCATTATGCCGAAAGCAGCACTGGAAATCCTTCAACCAAACTCTGAGATAATAGATGCATAGACAGTAACTAAGATTGGAAAGAAATGTAAATGATCACTTCACAGTACCAACGATTAGAAGACGGCCCAATGGATTCTATTGACGCTGCAATATTTTCAGGAGATATGTTTCACAATCGTGAAAACATTGCTGCCCTTCGTGCTATGATGGCACGATGGGAGCGTGGATTGAAAGAGTGCGAAGAAATCATTGATGGAGATGTGTGCAATGGACTATAAATTTATTGGCTGGAACACTCGTGATGGTGCAGACAAAGTTTGGGGTGCTATCTATATGGAAGATAGAACCAACATCCGTCCTAAAGTATTGATTTTTTGGGGCCGTCGTGGTAAAAAACTTCAAACCAAAATGGATCGAGAAGGTTGGGATTTAGATAATTTGATTAGAGAAAAAACACAAAAAGGTTATAACCAAATTGATAATCGTCATCTGAAAACTGTTTATCCAGAATTTCAAAATGATTTGGAAAAGACTACAATGTGGGCACTACTTAAGCTATGAACTCCTCGCAGCGTAGAAAAACTAAACGTGAACATCCCTATCGTGTTTCATTATTTATTAACAGCAACGAAATGTATTATGCTTTTGATGCTAGAGTAGTTGCTGCAAAAAAGTGGTGTAAGAAGAAATGCACAGGTAGTTATGTTGTTGATGCCACCGCAATGGCTAGTGTAGTGTTTACATTCGCTAATGAAAAAGATGCAATAATTTTTGGATTGAAAGTTTTATGAAAACAAAAGAACAAATTATCACAGGTATGTGCTATACATACCGGCATGATTATGGGTTGCGTAAAGAAGAAGGTGACAAGTCTTTGTCAAGTGGTTTAACAGAGCAGGAAGCCAAAATGCTTTACAAACAAATGGAACAGATATATAATAACGATATTGAACCGATTCTTGAACATTACAAAGGAAAAGAAAATGCAGCTAAGTGAAGTTAACAACACCTTTCAACATAAAATCACTAGTGGAGGGGAGTATCTTTGGGATTGCTACCCTAGTCCATGGACTATTGATTACACTAGCAAATATGCACATGGAACTGTAATCTTTGATACAGTAACTCAACGAGTGTATGAAGTGAATGTGAGTCCGAAAGCTGATGCCGATGGTGCTACTGAACCAAAGCCCTATCGCTATATTGATCCAGCTTATCGTGACGCATATGATCTTGAGGCAAAGGATCGCAATGTTGATCCTAATGAAGCATGGGATGATGTAAAGTGGGTTGATTTGGAAACTGAAGAAGATTTTCTTAATAAGGCATATAAGATGTTTGATGGTGAATCTTTTGATACCCGTGTTGAAGTGCCCATTGATTTGGATAATGATACTATGCTTAAGTTGTGCCTAGAAGCACACAAGCGTGATATCACGTTGAACGAAATGGTTGAGATATTGTTACGTGAAGCAATTGCCGAGTATGATCGTAATCGTACTTAATATACTCAGCTATATCAAACATGACTATTCAACAAACCCTTTTCGTTTTGTCGTTGAAGTTACAGCTTGGGTATTATCTATCTCATGTGCGATTGTTATGGCGCTCACAGTACCAACTCCGCCTCTTCTCATTCTGTATCCTATTTTTATTTGCCAATGCATTATGTTTGGTTGGTCTGCTTATAGTCGTAAATCATTTGGTATGGTAGCTAACTATCTATTGCTAGTTGCTATTGATAGTGTTGGTCTTGTTCGTATGTTAATTAATTAAAGAAATATCATGGTTAAGAAATCTAAAAAAATTGAAACTAAAATTGAACCAAGTAATCTTGAACCCGGTTGGGTTAAGACCGGTACAAATTCTTGGATTGCTACATTGCAAAAAGATTCAGATACAGGTGATTTGATTCTTCCATTGCCGGACGAAGTAATGGAATCAAATGGATACAAAATTGGTGATGTGTTGAACTGGAAAGATAATAAAGACGGATCATATAGTATCACTAAGAAAGTATCCGAAGATAAACAATGGGTATTGGTTGAATGTATAAGTACATTCCGTCAACGTTATATGGTAGAGGTTCCAGTTGGCACTGATGAACAAGGTAAAGATAAAACTCTATGGGCATTGGATACAGTAACAATGGAAGAAGCCAAAGAGTTTAGCCAAGAACATTTGGGTGAACAGATTGTTAGTCATCGTGTCGTAACTAAAAAAGAAGCATTAGCATTGTGCGACCAAGATAATGATTATACCAAGTCTTGGGATAAAGAAACAAAAATGAAAACTTTTTTCACTACCTGGGAAGAACAAGAAAATGGAAACACTTGAAGTATTGACAACCCCTTATCAACCAACCAAAGATTGGGGTGATAAGGAATGGAATAAGTTTACCAAATGGTTAACTGGAATGCTTAAAATTAATGAAAGTACCACAGTTACTTTTACTAAACAAGATGGAACTGAACGTGTAATGAATTGCACATTGAAACCTGAATTGTTACCAGAAGCAAAGCCATTAGCAGAAGGTAAAACAC